ACATAAGATTTTGATATTAATGTTCCGTCAATTAATCCTTTTGTAATACCACCATCGTCGTCATAGATACTCATAATAATTTTTTGTATTACTCCTAGTTTAGAAACTTTAACAGGAGGAGATAGCCAAATAGGCATACTAAAAGTCATAGATGCTACATCAATTTCCACTTCAGCACCTACAGGAATAGATCTAGAACTGAAAACTATATCACGTAATTCAATATAACTTAAACTGGTCCAATCAATATAGTTGTCACTCTTTTGAATTTCGAAGTCTGGGTTGAACAAATATAGAATTTGTTCTAGTATCTGTAATTTCATATCAGTGTTAGTGGTATAAATGTCTGCTTTAACTGTCAATCTAAATGGACTTGGCATTACTTTTTCTATGGTATACCCAGCGCCTAGAGTATTATCATATTCTCCAGTTACATCATTATAATTTCTTTCTTTAAGATGTTGTTTTTCTATGTGATAAGGATTTTGCATTCTTTCTCGGTCGTATTCTAGTGATGAAATATAACAAGCAATCTTAGGAGCAGATTGTAGAGCATTTTCACTGTTATTTCTAATAATGTTGGCCACCTGACGAGTCATATCACCGTAAGTCACAGGCACCTGTCTTAATTGTACCTGACCATTTGTGCCTTTGCCTAATTCTATAGAAAAATTACTCAGCACTCGAATGAACTGAGTCATAAATTTTCTAATCTGTCCGTCGTAAAAATGAAGCATTAATTATCCGCCTTGGGTTTTAGAGCATCAGTCAATGACTGTCTCTGTTCAACTGTTAATCCATTAATTGTAGAAGTACTACTATTATTAACAAATCCAGTTTTAAATGTATTTCTAGTATTATTATTAGTTGTGGTTAATCTCACACTGTCTTCCACTTTGATCCATCTCACTCCATCAAAACGGAATAATCTATTAGGTAAGAAATCTAATCTTAAAAAATAATCACCTTTGTTGACATTTGATGTTGGGAAACTGGTTCCTGCTCCTGCCACATAACCATTAGGTGGTATGCCATCGCCATTGTAGTAGAATCCATAATGACTGCTGGCTGGTGTATCTATCACAGCATTAATAGGTTGATCTGATGAAATAGATTCGTTTGAATTTACTCCCTCTAATCGTACATTGCCTCGTTCATCGATAGGCGTAACATAAAATTGTTTATAATTAAATCCTGATTTTGGAGCATCTGCTTCTGCCTGATTAATGATTGCGTCATTAATTTCTTTTTCTTTATTATAGGTACTCATATAACTTGCAAGAGAACCTTCTGTGGTAGCATCTCCTATTATATCGCGGAATTCTTGACTGTCTACCAGCGTTTTTAATTTTAATCTTAATAGATGTGGCCAATATGTGGGCGAGAATCCTTCTGCAGATCTATTCACATCTTCAATAACATAAAATCTTTTTAGAGCAATAGGTATACTAGCATCTAAACTGTAATCATCTTTTAAATGAGGAAATTCTACAACATCTCCTGACATGGGTTTTCTTCCTAATCTTTCCACAACATCATTAAGATGCACTGTTAAAAATAATGTGTCGTTTTGTAGGAACATACCAAATTGGCTAAGAATAAAATCTGTTTCTTGTACGTTATAGATACCTCTAATAACATACACATCTTTATCGTATTTTCTGTCTCTATTTTCTAAAAATAATAGATCTTGTATGGTTCTATCATTCAAGCTATCACCGGTATAATGCGGTTGTGAGGGGCTGGCATCACCGTCTTTGGTGCCTTCTTCTCCTTGATCATATATTCCTATATATTTGTGCAGGAAAATATCGGTTCCACCTACCTGAAACATCTCATTTATATTGCGATCAAAAAACTTATAATCGTTGCCTTTTTCTGGCTTGTATATTGATAAACGTGGCATACTAACCATATTTATGGAAAAGGATCTAGCCATAAATATCCATATGTCAGAGTTACAAACAGCACAGCAACAGGTATTTGATTATGTAAAAACCATGCTGGGTGATGGCATGATTGAGGTGGAATTAGACCCAAAACACTATCAAATTGCACTAGAAAGAGCCTTAAACAGATTTAGACAGAGATCTAACAACTCAGTAGAAGAAAGTTATGCATTTTTAGATCTTAAAGAAAATCAAAACAAATATATTTTACCAGACGAAATTATTAATGTTAGAGAAATAGGTAGAGCCACTGTAGGTACTAGAGGCGATGGACAAGGTGGAACATTGTTTGAGCCATTTAACCTAGCTTATACTAATACCTATCTTTTAAGAGCAGGTGCCACAGGTGGATTAGCCACTTATTATGCTTTTGCATCTTATCAAGAATTAGTAGGAAAAATGTTTGGATCATTTATTCAATTTCACTATGACAATGCTACTCATACGTTAACCATAACACAACGTCCTAGAATTGACACTGAACGAGTTCTTCTACATACAGATAATTATAGACCAGACATTGTTTTATTAAATGATATCTATACCAAACCATGGATCAGAGATTATACTTTAGCAATTTGTAAAGTAATGCTGGGAGAAGCAAGAAGTAAATTTGGTACTATCAATGGACCACAAGGTGGAACCACTTTAAACGGTGAAACATTAAAACAAGAAGGCATGGCACAAATAGAAAAATTAGATCAAGAAATTGTTCTTAATATGGACGGTGGCCAAGCAACTAGTTTTATTATCGGTTAATTCTTTTTATTATCTTTTAATTCTTTAAAACTTCAGATTAAATAAATCTGATTATGGCTAACACAGGCATTAAAAAAATTCGAGATCTATCCTTTCAAGAGCTAGAAGATCTAGTTACCGCATTGGAAAATATGAGTCAAATAGCTGACAAATCTGTAATGCGAGAACAAATATTAAAAACTGTAAAAAAAGTCAAACAAGAGATTGCAAAAAGAATAAAAAACCTGTAATATAATTTTATGCTGATAGGATTAGTAGGATTAATAGGATCTGGTAAAGATACTGTGGCAGAATGTTTGGTTAATAATCACGGATTTCAAAGAGACAGTTTTGCAAAATCATTAAAAGATGCTGTGAGTGTGATATTTGGTTGGGATAGAGCACTGTTAGAAGGAGCCACACAAGAGAGTCGCATGTGGAGGGAAAGAATTGATCCTTATTGGAGCAACAAACTTAACAAACCAATAACTCCTCGATATATTTTACAATATTGGGGTACAGAAGTTATGCGAGGACATTTTCATGACAGTATTTGGATTGATTCATTTATTGCTCGCTACAATGGAGGAAAAATAGTACTCAGCGACACAAGATTCGTTAATGAAATAGAAACTATTAGAGCATTAAAAGGCAAAGTTGTACTGATTAGAAGAGGAGCTATACCTACAAAAGAAGAAATGCAAGAAAAAACAGTGCATCAAAGTGAGTGGGATTGGATTGGACAAACATTTGATTACGAAATAGATAATTCAGGCAGTTTAGCAGATTTAAAAATACAAGTGGATCATATGATTAATCATCTACTTCTAAATCACCAATAGACCATCCCAAATCTTGGGTACTCTTTAATCTTTGACAGTTGGCACAGATAGTTTTTAGATTATAAACACTGGTGTTGTTTCTATTGCCATCCACATGAAACACATCCATTTGCTGCTCATTAACTGATTTAAATCCGCATAATTCACAGCGAGCTTTTTTACGGTACCCAGAAAGAAACCAACGAGTGGGTCCATTAACTTTTAAATTCTTTTGTTTGCGTATACAAGTATCACACTGACTGCGCCAGTAAGTTTTAACTCCTTTACGATAGCCATATGCTCTGGGTTTATTCCTACAAGTTTTACATAAGGGTCTTTTCATAACGTTATTTACGTGCCCTATATAGGCACCAAAAATGTCAAGATAACGCCGCAAAAACCGTGCAGAACAATAAATAAGTCTAGTTATACTTGCAAGGAGAACTAACAATGGCATTAACATCACCAGGCGTAGAAGTTACAGTAATAAACGAAAGTTTCTACGTACCATCAGACGCGGGCACTACCCCTTTAATAATTGTAGCAACTGCTCAGGACAAAACTAACGGAGCAGGCACAGCCGTAGCAGCAGGCACTAAAACTGCCAATGCAAACACAGTATATTTGATCTCTTCTCAGAGAGAATTAACTGAGACTTTTGGAGATCCAAAATTCTATACAGATTCAGGAAACAATTCATTAAATGGTTATGAATTAAATGAATATGGTTTACAAGCAGCATACTCATTCTTAGGTATTGCTAACAGAGCATTCGTATTAAGAGCCAACGTTGATCTAGGTCAACTAGTGAGCTCTGCAACTGCTCCAGCAGCATCTCCAAGCAACGGTACTTACTGGTTAGATCTTAATTCTACTGTACCAGGTATTTTTGAATGGTCAGCAACAGATCAAGCATTCACTACAATTACTCCAATCTATATCACATCAGTGGATAATTTAGTAGGTGGCGTGTCTACAGGTGCTCCATTAACATCGATTGGTACTCTTGGTTCTTATGCTATCAATACCACTCATGTTACAAATAAAATTTATTATAAAACAAGTTCTAACACTTGGGTACAAGTGGGCAGT